ATAATCTTTGTATCGCTATTTTCAAAGAAAATAGCATTAGAGCGTTTTATCCAAAACGCTGTATTCCTATTTTTTGTAAACAAAAAATAGTCTTAAAAAGATTTGGCTTTAGCCAAATCTTTGTATCATAAATACAAATAATACATATAATAGAACGGCTACTACTAAAAATATCATACTTAATAGTAAAGCTCTTTTTGAATTCAGTAGAATAAATACTAATATTGCTAAAGAGAAAACACCATATCCTGCGAATAGAATAAATAAACTATAATCTTGAGTATTATTCAAAAAACTTTTTGGTTTTTGTATCATTTCATTATCACGCTCAATAAATTCTCTATTATATGTTTCAACAGCATCACGTAAATCTTGTAAAACAACTTTTTGAGTTTCTATATCATTTTTTTTAGCAGCTACTTTTGTTGCTAAAGAAGTATCTTGTCCTATCATTAATTTATCATTTAAATAAATAGCAGTATCTAGAAGATTTTTAGTTGTTATATCTTCTGCTGTTGGAGGCATCTAATAGTATTTAGTATTCTTATAATGGTGTACAGACGGGCGTTGGATCAGCAGGGGCACATTTTTCAGTCGGGACAGGACCGTTTTCACCACCTTCAACCCCAGTTTCAACGTGTGTTGAAGATTTTATAGTTCCATCTCCAAAATTAATTCTTGACCAATCTCTTTGATCACGTATTTTAGAATATACTAAAAGTCTATTTACAAATACAAATACAACAACTAATCCTAGAATAATTGATACACCCCATACAAGACTAAAGCTTATAACATTATTCTTAGCAAAATAGTATAGAACAATAAAAACTAATAAACAGATAAAAGTTAGCTGAAATACAAATATAGTATCCATTTTATTACTGTGTGTATAACTAGCCACTTGATTCATTCGTTTATAGAAATTATATTCATTTCTTGTATCAGATTGCTCTGCTGGCGATGACATCTATCATTAATTTAAACAAAAAATATAAAGCCTAATACAACTAAATTAGCAAACCATAGTAGTTCTATATTAAAATTAGACGCTTTTGCCTGTTGAGCAGTATCATTAAATTTTATCTTTTCAATCTCTAAATCCATATAAGCTTCGGTAAATGTTCTTGTATTTATTGATTCAACATACCGGGAAATATCTTTTAAATCTTGTATATGCTGTCTATTATTTCTTACTTTATTTAGTGTTCTTCCATCTGAAACATAATCAAGTGAACTTGATACGTAGGTTGAAACATTTGTATTTAAAGTATTCTCATAATAGTCTAGTTCTTCTTTAATCTTTTGTAAAACCGCATTTTTAGATGATGTATCTCTTAAAGTGTATCCTCTTGATTTTAATCCATCCATAATAATTTGTATAGATGAATCTGTTAATAAACCGTTACTTGTTCTTGATAATCCTAGAACAGGTATTATAGAATCATTCGGATATTGGGATACAGATGGACTAGTAATTCCTACTTGGTTATTTCTAGGAGGATCAGCTGTTTGAGAACCTGTAGAAGGTGTTGTTGGGCTACTTGTATAAGTAGATTCATCTTCTGAAAATCCTGGTAAAGGTGCTCCAGATGAATCAGTAGTCCCACTAACATTTTCTGAATATCTAGGCCCACTATTCCCAGAACATCTACTTAATGAATCTATTACATTGTCATCTCTACACTGATCATATACATCTCTGTTTGATACACATTTTCTCTGATTTGAGCACCAATAACATGCCGGAGTACTCATACAGTCATTACAGTTAGTAGCAGAACTACATTGACCATACACGCGTGAAGCTAAGTTCCCAGAAGGATCTGTTATAAGACCTGTTAATCCACATGCTTCAGGTGTATTAACAGTTGATTCTTTTGAACATAACCTATTTACTTCAGAAGCATCTACACACTTATTACTTGATTTACAGAAAGTACAGTCAAGTCTGTCAGCGCAACTTTTACAATCAGTAATATCAGAACATTTTTTTGTAACTTCTGGGCAAAACTGTGAATCTGTAATTTTTGTAGAACTGCCACACTGAGAAGATGCTTGCGCATCATTCACACACTTATCTCCGCAAAAGGTACATCCACGTGTATCTGCGCATCTTTTACAACCAGTTACAGCAGAACAATTTGCTTGAAATCCTTCATTTACAGTATATTTGAATACTATCATAATTGATAGAACAATTAATCCAAGTAAAAATATATAAAATATACTTTTATTTTTGACCATTTCCCTCTATCTATTTATGATTTTCTAACCCAAGCAATTACTGCTAAAATACTAAGAGCAATAATTATAAATCCTCCTCCATATGGTAGAAGTTTACTATAGATTTCCATATTGCCAGGTGTCAACCATCTTATATCAACTGTAAATGAAAATCCTAAATATCTCATATACATAAAAAATGATAATGAGAAGAAGAATATACCAAAAATAAAACAAATAATTATAGAAGAACTCCGTAAAGGCCTATTTATCGGGAACCAAGATTCATAATAACTACGTTTTTTATCTACATTTCGTAGAGTTTTCACACGGTCTTCTGCTATTTTTAAATCTTCTTCTGCTTCTAGAATTTTCTGTTTAACTATCTGTAGTGATTCACTTGTATTCTCTAAAGTTGTAGCAGGATTAGTAGCAACACGTGCCTGTAGAAATGTAACTGCATCTAATACTTCACCTCTTTCAGCATTTGTAAATTCCGTTTTAGCTTTTAATTCATTTAATCTAGTTCCAATTGAAGCTGTATCTGCTGTTGTATAATCAGATATTGCTGGCATTCTATTCAAGGCACACAAACTCTATAGATAGTTTCTACTCCACTTGATGAACTAGGACGAGTTACTTTAATTACATCACCGGGAACAGCACCTAGAAGACGTGTTTGAATATCTTGATGAAAACGAATAAAAGGGAGATTTGCAACAGATTGAATATTTAGAAACTTTTTTAGAGCAGAAATATCTTCCCTTTTAACAAGTTCGTGCTTTGGAACAAGAACATGCTGGCGAGGATCATTTACTAAAGAATCTGCTTGAAAGAATGAAATACTAATTTTATCTGATAGTGCGTTTATAGCAGCAGCATGAAATACGTCAACTGTATTTACTGGTTCTAATACAATTACATAAACCATTGTAGATTCAATATTAGGGATAAAATCTTCTGAATCTTCTTTGATTAATGAATCCTTGAACTTCCCAAGACTCTGTTTCAATCTATTAAGACGATAAATAACTACACATTTTGTTTCATTTTCTTTATGAACAAGTTCCATCTTTAAATTATTTTTCTTTTCACTAATAATCATTGCTTCAATTTCCCATGGACTAAATTTTTCATAAGGAGTAGTATCATAACCTTTTTCTTCTAAGATTTTTAAAAGAGTTTTACGACTGCGGAATAGAATATCAATTACTGGCGCATCCATTTTACTAATACTATATGTTTGGTAGGATTTAAATCAATTTTAACATTTTTATTCACCTTCTTTTACAATATTAATTCTTGTTTTGGATGTTGGGGCAGCTTCTTCTGTTTCATTTGAATCTAATTTATTTATTGAAAATGTTTGTTTTGAATTTGTTGGTGATGGTGATCTATTAAATCTTGATGGAGAGTTTGGTCTCTTAAGTATAGACCTAAGTGGGCGAACTTCTCTTTCTGTTAAATTTATACCATCAGCTTCCATGGCTTGTGGGCTCGTATCAACTACTAATGTTTGCGGAGCATTTGGAATCTGTGATGATACTACTTGTAAAGGAACTTGCGCAGTATTCATTGGAACTAAAACATATGGCTGTTGTGTAACTATTTGTGAGGGTTGCATCATCATCTGCGTCGGTTGTATCATCATCTGCGTCGGTTGCATCATTATCTGCGATGGCTGTGACACCGCTACACTTCTAACCACTTCTATATCATCAGTATCTTCTAAATCAAGTGTTCTATCTTCTGAGACAATCTCACTATCAATCTGTTTCTTTGCGGCAGTTACATTTATTTCAGGTAATTCTTCCAGAGCCTTCCCTTGTTCTGCTTCTTGTTCTGCTTCTTGTTCTGTCTCCCTGTCTGATCCCAAAAGTTCTAATTGTTCATCATTTACTGTTATATTAGGTTGCTCTTCATTCGCTTCAGTTTCATAATTATCTTCTATAATTCTTGGTTTTAATTCTGCTTTTAGAAGTTCTTTTACTTCTTCATATTTCATTCCTCTAAACTTAGTCTTCTTTAATAAAGTAACATCTTTCCCAGTCAAAAATCTCATATACATGTTCATGTAAGTATTTAATTCTTTGTTTAATACTTCTAAAGAATATGGTATTTCTACTTCAGATAGTGTTGTTACACTTCGTTTCAATGTAGGTAGTATTTCAAAGTTACTTGATGATTCTCCCACAAACTGAACAGGACCATCACATAAAGAGCATACATAAAAATTATCTTTTAGATTGTATATTGGGACTGTTCCACAGCCGTTACAAATTATCATAGATGTTCCATCTGAACGTTTCATATAAGATTCTTTTATAAAACTACTAATACCATGTCCTAATAAGGCATCACGTTCCATCTCACCTATACGCAAACCTCCTTGATTTCCTCTTCCACCTGTCGGCTGATGTGTTTTCTGTTCTCTTCTACCAGAACCACGTGCATTCCACTTATCTTCTACCATATGTTTTAAGCGCATAGTATAAACATTCCCAACAAAAATTGTTGAAGGGATCATTGAACCAGACATACCATCATAAAATAACTCTTCACCATATCTCTGAAAACCAAACTGATTCTCTAATATATCTCCAATATTCTTTTCAATACCTCCTTCGTTCATAAACGCAGTGGCATCTCCAATTAATCCTCCTAAACAAGCGGCTTTACCTAACATTGATTCTAAGAGCTGAGCGATTGTCATACGTGATGGAATAGCATGAGGATTCATCATCATATCTGGCACCATACCAGATTCGGTTCTAGGCATATCACAACCTCTTATTAACATTCCTATTGTTCCTTTCTGACCGTGTCTGTTACTAAATTTATCTCCTAGTTCTGGAATTCTATCTTGAATTACACGAATCTTTACTATTGATAAACCTTTATTATTCACTGTTATAGAAACTTCTTCTACAATTCCACTAGTCCATACTTGCGCAGTTACTGAAGCATCATTCATCTCACCATTCTGTGATTGAATATAACGTCCTACTATAACTGTATTTTCATCTACATATTCACCTTTCTTCACAATTCCTCGTTCATCTAATTTCTTATAATCAACTCCAGGTTTCAGACGAGTCCAACCTGGCACACTTGACGGATTTGAAATACGTGTCTTTGTATGAGACTTATCATCATCTTCTTCAAACGCTTCGTAACTTCTATATGTGATATTTCTAAACATACCTCTCTGAAAAGAATCAGCATTCATTACTATACCATCTTCTTGATTATAACCGGTGAAGCAACCCATTGCTAAAACTAAATTATGACCATAACCTATCTGCCCATCCGCTACATAATCATAGTATAATGTTCTTACTAATGGTGCCTCACCATAACATAATACATGGGTTTGATTATCAAATCTATTTTTGAAATTAGTAGATGGAATCGATACTCCTTGTTTTGATTGAGAACAGGATAATTGATTACGTGGAGATTGATATGATTTGGGAAAGGAATCATCGATGTTAAAAGACCTAACATGGTAGAAGGATGGAGTTCTACGTGTGTAGATTCTCTCTTTATTAATTCTGGATACATAGCAACATACGATTCATTTGATTCATATGGGTCTACATATTCAAGTATACCAGTATAGGGACTTAATAATTCTATATAATCTCTAGCACTCGGTTTTTCTACATTAACTAAAGGGTCTCTAAATACTGTTGATACTATATCAATATCAGCATTTTTCTCAAAATTACCAATTATTAGTTCTCTCCATGTCTTTATAGATTTTATTTTTTCGTAAGGATAAATACCTTTCTCAATATGAATTAAAGGTCTTACTGGACGTCCTTCATCAAAAAACAATGAAACACAACGTTCTCTTATATTAAAACTAACTGAACTATATGCGGGTAAACAACCAGTGTGTTTCATTAATTTACAGACTTTAACTAAGTCATCAGGTTTTAATGTATATCCAACAATACCATTATTTATATAGACAGGCACAGCTACTTTCATCATAAGTGGTGTTAAATCGTTTGCATACAGTAAACTCATTTTATTAAATAACCAACTCTTAAATAAAGTTGTATCCATTGATAAACTTATGGCGGTTAAAATTGATAAGTTCTTAGTAATTCCAATACTTGAACCGCCAGGAGTTTCTGAAGTGCAGAAGTATCCAAACTGTGTCGTGTGTAAACGACGAGGACCTTGTAATTTCATACCAGTATCAAAATCTAATACAACACGGCGACAGTGCGATAAGAAATCTAAGTATGAAAGACGAGAAAGAGGTTGTAATACACCAGACTTCTCTTCTCCAACACCAGAAGACCATTTTCCTTTGAAACCTTTATTAATACCATCAGTAATAAATCCAAATAAAAATAGAGCATTCATATTACCTGGTAAAAATATATTCAAAAAGTTCTCTCCTTCATAAATGGTAGTATTATACTTGTATTCTTTATCAATAGCACGTGATATAGCTTTTACATAATTAGTATAAGTATTTTGAAATAACATACGTGTTAGTAGTCCAGAGGTTAAACAACGTTGATTACGAATATCATCACGGTCGGTGCTAGAATCAATCTTAGCATATACTTTTAAAATTTTTCTTACACACTCTGCTAAAAATATAGCTTTATTCATAGGTTTATTATCAATATGTATAAATACTTGATTATATAAAATATTATATACATGAGCCTCAGAGAAACCTTTTGTTAATACTTTAATATACTGTATGGCAGAATAGGAATCAACAAATGGGTATGCGCTTAACATACTTTCATGGAGAAGCGGTTCTAAAATCTTTGTCTCTACATCATCAGGATTTGGAAATATTAAACGTAATATGTCTTCATCTGTTTGAACACCGAATGCTCTAAAGAGAACAAATAACGGAATCGGTTTGCGAACAAAAGGTAAACTAACTTCAATTGTGTTACTGCTCTTTATAAAACCAAAAGCTACTCGTTTTACTTGTTTTGTTGTTGTATTTAAACACTGTATTGAAGCAAAAATTTCAATCTTAGGATCTCTTTCTTGTTTTGTTATATATAATGTATTAAACGCTTGTTCTTGTCTTGTAATTAAGACTTTTTCTGAACCATCTACAATAAAATATCCTCCATAATCGTATGGACTTTCCCCAACCTCTTGTAGAAAAATACTAGGTTTATTTCTTAAAAGACAGTATCTAGAATGTAACATAACTGGAAGACGAAAAAGTGGAACTCTTCCTAAATATTTGTATCGCTCATCTTTTGAATCAAGTAGAACAGTAGTTGATTCTAATTTTCCAGATGAGTTGTATCTTGTAAATGTTATTTTAACAGTAATATCTGTTTCTACGTTTGAAGCATATGTTAAATTGCGTAGACGTGCTTCGTTTGGATACATTATACGAATATCATTACCGTCTTTTAAAGATACTGTAGGTGTTCCAACATAGAATTTATTACCTTCAATACCACCTACATAAATTTCAATACGATAAGTATACTCATCCGTATTAGCAATTTTATCTTCAAGTAACAGTATAGGATTTGAAGATTTTATGATAGAAGGTATATCATTTGCTACAAATTGGTCATAACTATTTAATTGATGTGCTGTAAAAGGATAATCAAAAGTTTTAAAATATTTTTGTAATAAACTTTCAGCATAACTTCGTGAATCATTATCTTTGTTCATGATAATAAACCTAATAAATTATAAGGTTTATTATTGTGCTTTTTTTACTAATTATACTTTTTGATAATGAGTTTCAATTGGTTTAGGTGATGCTCCTAATGTCTTTCCTAGACCACTATCCTGTAAATCCTGTAGAATAGAAGGTGGGGATGTTGGAATTATAGGGCGATTTGTCAAACTGTAGAGAAGTTCACTAACACCTGCTCCAACTTGGTTAGAACCCATTGTGCTAGATAATTGAGGAGTATAGTCTATTTTCCCACAGTCAGCATCCATTGCGATATTATTTATATCATTATAAAAATCAAGTCCCTTGCTTACATAAGGTAAATAACTTCCATGTGTCCCATCAATTCCGGGGCGTAACATATAATCAACAGGAGCAGATCCTCCTTTCTGTTTCTTTGTTTTCCTAGAACTTTTATTCTTTACTTTAGACTGTAACATTAAGTATGATTCTGCTGTCTTAGAATCAATTGTCTTGCTAAAACACTTCTTCCAAGCTTTTTGAAATTCAGATATAGAATCTTTATTAATAGGATGTTTTGCTAAGATCTTTCTTGTTTCCATATCAATATGCTCAAAAGCTTTTCGTAACATTGGAATTGTTAAGATTTTACCATAAGTTTCTTTCTTCTGTTTTCTTGTTTTATTCTTTACCATCTAATTATACTTGTCTTTCTAAATCTTTAATTTTATCAAAAGGAATATTTGTTAAATCTCTAATACTAGAACTTTTTGTATCATCGCTAAAGATTATTTTGGGAATCTTAATCTTAATACCTGTAAATAAGTTTGAAGAAGCTAATGCTAAACCTGCAACAATTATTACAATTAAAAATATCCAATTATCCTTTAATGTATCTAAAAACATTAAATTCTTATACTCATTTGAATACATCTTAAAATGAGAAAATATAGCTAATGTTAAAAATGAAGAGCATATTGTAACTGTTACAAAAGGTGTAAATCGGGGTAATACTAAAAATACAACCACTGCTACTAAAACTAGAATAAATAATGAAGGTAAAAATAGTTCCATCTAATAGTTTCTTAATTTTAAATTCTATCCATTAGGTCAACATTCGTCAAGAAATGCTTACGACAACATGCTTTCTTTAGATTTAATGCATCCATAACTGCCTTTTCAGGTGTATTAGGAATTGTATTACCATCAAAATAGTAACGCTCAACTGTATCTGAATTTTTCTTCATCTTTTTAACTTCATCTTGATAGAATCTCCACTTATCAGCTAACGTCTTTCCACAACTCATACAACGAATAGGAATAATCATTTCTAGTATGATAATAAAATATATTTTAAAGTAACCAATTTTTTTGGGTTACTGCGTTTTGAAGATTTTTTTTGATTATATCTTTGTTTCAGAAATGTCTTCTGTATCAAGCGCAAGTGGTAACAATTATTTAGGTTCAAATCCTCTTGGACGTAAAGTTCGCGCTTTAGAAAGTGCTGTTGAAACTCTACGCAAAGAACTAGATCAGATTAAAAATAATGGTGTTACGAGCAATGGTGTTGTGGCTGGACCTCCGGGTCCCCAAGGTCCTCCAGGCCCTGCTGGTCCTGCTGGTCCTGCTGGCCCTCAAGGCCCTAAAGGAGATACTGGTCCCATGACTTATATTGCTATGCCTCAAGGTGTTACACCTACTGTAACATCTACGTAGAGTTTAGTTAATCTCTTTTATAATAGTTCTTAAAGAACTTTCACTTATAATAATATCTTTGTCATTTTCTAATTCAAATTTAATTCGTTTTAGTCCTAAATTACTGAATTTCTTCAAATAACAATGAATTGTTTCTAACTGTTCATTATTCCATTTGCTTTTTTTTTGAATTGTATCTACTTTTTGAATAACTCTCTCAACTCCTTCAGATGTTTGTTTTGCTGGACTAATTATAAGTTTATTCGCATGATAATCATCATGACATTTAGAACATAATACAATTAAATTACTTTTATGATTCTTATGTATTCCAGATTCTAAGAATCCATCTTTATTAGCATCTTTTTGTTGAGTAATATGATGAACCTCTAAAATATTAGTATTTGAACACTTACAGATTTCACATGATTTTACTAGAACTTCGTTATTGTATTGAGAAGTTTTAACTTTTGAACCTATAATTTCTTTTCGTATTTCATTCGCTAATTCTAAGTATTCGTGAGGAATATTCATCGCTTTAGCAACTTCTAATCCATAATACGTGCTTCCAGAACCTTCTTCAAGATTTCTGTCATACACAAGAATATCTTTAATAGGATCATAATGAACTTTCAAATGATAAATTTTTAGATTTTTAAGACTTTTAACTTGTGGAATATCATTTAATCCATGATAGTGCGTGGCAAAAATAAATGATGTATTCTTTCTATGAAGCCAGATTATTCCAGAAGCTACTAATGAAGTAGCGGATACAGATTCTGTTCCAGAACATAATTCATCTCCTAGAACCAAACTATACTGATCTGCCTTCTTAAGAATTTCTCTTAATTCTAACATTTCTACCGCAAATGAAGATAAACCAGCATATATATTATCTTGATTTAAAATTCGTGTATAAATTCCCTTATAAGGTTTTAGTATAAGAGAATCCGCGGGAACAAAACAACCTACTTGTGCTAGTAGAACAGAAATACCTACTGCTTTCATTAATGATGATTTACCAGATGCGTTCATCCCATATAACAACCATCCATTAGCGTCTAAATTTACATTATGTTTTACATATGTTTGTGTAGAATTTTGGGATTCAATAAGAGGATGTCTTAATCCAGTAATTTGAACTCCAGAACTATTACTATTATCTTCAAACATAGGTTTTACAAAATTCTTTTCTTTAGAAACTTTTGCCATCGTAAACAGTATATCAATATCTGTTACATAATCTTCTATTTCAAGCCATAAATTTCTAAATGAATCTATTAATCTATTACATAGTGGTGGTAACTCAAATTTTACTGCTTCTTTTAGACTTGAACGAATATACAACATAGTTGTATGAAGCTCATCTAAATATGAGGTATGTATAGAACCATTATTTTTACGAATAACAACATTCATATCTGGATGAGGCCATAATTCTTTCTTTTTATTTTTTAGAGTTGTATCTAAATTTGTTACCATTCTTCGCGTTCCGTCAATGCTAAAAATATTTGATTCTTTCTCTTCAAATTTAAATGTTTCATTAGAAAAATCATTTACCTTTTTAAGAAATTCATTTGCTTTTTCTTTCTGTTCTTGAATTTTATTTTCAATTAAAAATGTTTTTGGCGCTAACTCATTATTTAAAAAACTAATATCATCTGAATATAATTTTGCCTTTTCAATACTAAATATTTTTTTAAATTCTTCTAAATAATTTATTAGATTATCTTTAATAATATCATTTGTTTCATATAACTCCATGATATCAATAATTCTTGTATAACTTTGGTATAAATTTAATATATCTATGGCATTTAAATTATATGAAAAAAACTTATGATGAATTCTCTGTAAATCAGAAATCTGTTTTAAATAATTTTCAATTTGTTTTTTCTTAGTAGGTTCCATTTGAATTACCTTTTCTAGCTTATAAACTCTCATTGAAAGAATATCAATATCTGAAAGAGGATAAAGTAATCGTTCTACAATTCCTCGTTTTCCAAGTGGAGTAAACGTTTTCTGAAAATATGAAAGAATAGATTCACTAGAATTAGAAATAAAATTTAATTGATTCAATACGTTATTTCCTAGATAAACACTAATATCTGGATTCCAAACAGAATGTTCCTCTAAAATCTGTTTTTTTGAGGGAAAATGTTCTTCTAAGAAAAATAAAAGACTAGTAAAACTCTGTTCCATTAAACTTTGTGGTTGAATCTTTAAAAAATCAGTCATACTTAGCATAGATTTATTTTTAAATGAACTATTCATTAACTCTTCAAGGTCTATAACAGATTTGTATGGTTTAATATGAATTAAACTATATGGAATACCAAGATTCTGTTTAAAATACTGTTCATTAGGCACTAGCATTTTTTTATGAAGAATTAATAGTTCTCGAATAGGATGAACTTGAAAAAAATGTAATAGTCTGTCAAAATTCCAAGAATTATATTTTCCTTCTAGCTTTGATTCATAACTATAACAGCGACCTGTAGAAATATCCGCTATACTAACAGAAAACTTTGGTGCTAAATTTTCACTGATTTGTTCTAAAAGCAAACAACCAATAAAGGCAGAATCTTGTGAAAACGATTCTACATGTGTTCCTGGCGAAAGAATTTGAGAAACATTTCTAGAAATAACTTTATTTTGTATATCCTTTACTTGATCTATAACAACTACTGTCCAACCTTCTCGTGTAAGAATAGAAGCAAACTTATGTAGAGATTGTTCTGGGATTCCAGCGAATAGATCATTATTATCTTTATAAGATAGTTGAATATTTAGTAGAGCAACTGCTCTTTGCATTGATGTTTCTCCGATCCCAGTTTCTTCGTTTATACTGTCATACATTTCATAGAACTTACCAACTTCTAGAAAAATGCATGTATTTGGACCATATTTTTGTGAATGCTCTTTATAGAGCTTTTGATATTCTTCTCGCATCTTCTTATATGTATATAGTGTTAAGGCTTTAACTTCTTTTAGTTTTATGTGTTTTATTTATTTTCTTCTTTTTACACTTAGTCCATCGGTTTTTCACTAAACATAATTCTGGTTCATCAGTATCAGGTTTCCACTTTTTAAGATATTTTTTATATTCAGGGCCATTCATAGAATTAACCGCAACTATATAGTATCCTTTACTATCTTTATAAATTGATGAACCATCTTTCCAACTTCCGTACTCTTTCTTTCCTACAAGCATTACTAATATAATAGATAAAAAACATATAAGGCTTTGTGTTTCATTTTTCAAAGAAAAATTTTAACAGTAGGCTCTAAAGAGCCTTATGCTTTAAGGTCCTTAAAGCGCTTTGTGCTTTCTTTGCTTCGCAAATCTAGCAGTAGGCTCTAAAGAGCCTTATGCTTTAAGGTCCTTAATAACGAAGTTATTAAGGTTAGCCTTAAAGCGCTTTGTGCTTTAAGGTCATATAATCATTATATATCTGTCTTATCATAGATTCTGGGGCTTTTGATTCCGCCTTAATTAGTTTTGCTTGAACTAGAATCTTTTTAATTTCTTCTAATGATTTTTCTTCAGAACTTTTTTTTATTGTTTTTGCCTTAGTTAATTTTTTACGAAGATTCTTTAATGAAAATGAAATCTTTTTAGAAGATTTTCTTGTTTTTTTATTAGATACAAGACTAGTAGTTTTTATAACAGGGGTTTTGGTTACAGAAAGTATAACTTTACTACTTTTTTTGGAAGGTGCCTTCAAAACTACTTTTGTCTTTCCACCATCCTGAACTGGAGCAGCAACAGCTGCTATTTTAGAAGGATTTGTTCCTTCAATAGTAGCCGTAGGATTTTCACTTGAAGATGTTGTACTCTGAAGTTGGACTATCGCTCCTTGTGTGCTTCCACCAGCATTTTGATTTTTTCTAGAACGACGTTTACCTTTATGTGTATAACTATCTGCGGCCACCCCAGTTAAAGTAATTTCTTTTGTATCAGACATCCAACTAAACTATATAAAGAAATTTTATCTAGTTTATTAAGAAACTTTAGCCTCAACAAAAAATTTATAAAATTAAAAGGATAGAAACTGAAAAAAATAGTATTCCGAAAATGTATCCCTCGTATCACTCTGTATTAAATAAGTATTTCAGTCAGTGTGAGGGTAGGCACATTGTTTTCCATCAGATTGAATCATTCAATACATTTATGGATATTGATATTCCTGATATTATTCAAAATGTAAATCCAATTACTATTCGTGGCTCACCAGAGGTTCCTCTTTCTGGTCCTCGTTCCGCTTTAGCATCTGCTACAGGATTATCTACATCCGCAGCAAACGCTCTAATGGGTGTGAATGGTGTAGTAGCATCTGAATTTAATGGTCCAAAATACGAATACGAGATTCAAATGTCATTTGAAAATATTGCCTTTCGTAAACCTACAATCTTTGAAAATAATGGCGCAGTTCTACCTATGATGCCAAACGATGCCCGTCTACGTAACTTAACATACGCTTCTCCTCTCTTTGTAGATGTTCGTGTTAAAACAGTATTTATTGATAATACTTGTAATGGCGAACGAACAGTAAGAGAGCGTCTATTCCCTAATGTCCATATGGGTAAGATTCCAGTTATGGTTGGTAGTAAATACTGTCTGCTTCATGTTCAGACTTATGTTAATCCTAAAGTTCTTGGTGAGTGCCCTGAAGATGCTGGTGGCTACTTCATTGTTTCTGGCGGTGAGCGTGTAATTATTAGTCAAGAGCGAATGAGTGAAAATCGTCCATTTGTATTTCGAAATAACAAATCAAATAATAAAGATATTGAAGTAATTGAAGTAAAGAGTATTGGTCCTGATAATGATCAAGTTCCTAAAAGTAATCTTGTAAAGATTGTATATCATCCAAAGAATTCACAGATTCATCTTCTAAAAAGCAATATTCCTCGTATTAAGACTGATATTCCACTCTTTATTCTGTTTCGTGCTCTAGGAGTTACAAAAGATAAAGATATTCTTGATTTAATTCAAGGTAGTAATGAAGATAGAACATATATTAGTCTCTTTGATGAATCAATTCAAGAATCATCATTTATTAAAACACAAGAAGAAGCACAACTTTATCTAGCAAATGAGATGAATGTATCTGCCTCAAAACACTCAAAACAGAATACTATGAAAATTAATGACCTTCTTCATACTGAACTCTTTCCTCATGTTGGTCTAACTGATAAAGATAACTATGCCAAAGCGTGTTTTCTGGCACATATGACGCGAAAACTACTCTGGGTCGCATCTTCAAAGATTCCTATTGATGACCGAGATGCTTATCCTAATAAACGTGTAGACTTGCCAGGATTTCTACTTGCCTCACTATTTCGCACATACTTCAATAATAAGATGGTTAAGGATATTCGTTCTAGTCTATCAAAAGAAATTCATAACGGTAGTTGGCGTGCTTCAGGTAACTTTGAAGATATTGTAAACGCCAGTAATATCAATAAAATAATTAAGAGTGTTATTATGGAAGTTGGACTAAAAACTAGTTTAGCGACTGGTAATTTTGGTTCCGCAAAAATTGGTGGACCAACCAAGATTGGTGTATCACAGGTTCTAAATCGTCTCAACTATATTTCTGGTCTTTCACACTTGCGTCGTGTCAGCACACCTATTGAAAAAACTGGTAAACTAATTCCGCCTCGTAAGCTTCATAATACTCAATGGGGTTATATCTGTCCTTCTGAAACACCAGAAGGTCATAGTGTAGGTGTTGTAAAAAATTTAAGTGGAACTGCTAGTGTGAGTATCTACTCAAATGTAAATATTCTAAAAGATTATATTAAGAAGTTAGGAACTTGTATTCCACTTGAAAAATCTACTATTGAACAAAAACATAAACTTGTTCGTTTGTTTGTAAATGGAGCGTGGATTGGTAACATGACTCACGAAGATACCATTCCTACAGTAGATAATCTTCATAAAGCCAAACGCTCTGGTAAAATTCATATGTTTACTGGAATTATTTGGAAACCCCAATTCAAAGAACTCTGGCTTACAACTGAGGCTGGTCGTCTTCTTCGTCCACTTTATGTTGGAGAAACTATTCGTGAAATTGCGCAAGATAAAACTGGTGAACTACTCAAACAGATTAATAGTGCACAAACTTGGAATGAACTACTTCTCTGGAGTTCACCATCTGGAAATAATTTAATTGAGTATATTGATCCTGGTGAAACAGAAGGATGTTATATTGCGATGAAACCTGAAGAATTAAACGAGCAACACACCCATATGGAACTTCATCCTTCCACTATTCTTGGGACACTCGCATCAAATATCCCATTCCCTGACCATAATCAATCGCCAAGAAATAGTTATCAATCTGCCATGGGTAAACAATCAATGGGAATGTATGCTCTAAATTTTAAAGATAGATTTGATACAATGGCCCACGTTCTATGTTATCCACAAGTGCCTTTTGTATCTCCATACATGTCTAAATTCTATGGTGCTCAAAGTATGCCTTCTGGTCAGAATGTAACTGTTGCTATCATGACTTATACTGGTTATAATCAAGAAGATTCTATCATGATTAATCGTGCTGCGTTAGATAGAGGTCTATTCCGTTCAATCTTCTATCGCACGTATAAAGATGAAGAAAGAAAGAATCAGAGTTCTGGTGAAGAAGAAAAGTTTGTAAAACCTGATAACTCTACAACAAAACAGATGAAAAACGCAAACTATAGTAAGTTAGATGGAGATGGGTTTGTTCCTGAAAATACGTATGTTGATGCGGATGACATTCTGATTGGTAAAGTTGTTCCTATTCGTGTTCCAACTGGTGTAGTTCTACCAAGCGGTTCAAAACGTCTTCGTGATGTTAGTCGCACCATTCGTAATAATGAAACTGGCTGGGTAGATAAAATCTTTAAGAATCGTAATGGTGAAGGATACAGTTTTGTGAAAGTGCGAGTGCGACAAGATCGCATTCCTGAAATCGGTGATAAGTTTAGTTCTCGTCACGGTCAGAAAGGCACTATGGGTATGATTCTGAATCCTCAAGATATGCCTCAGACTGCTTCTGGTATTATTCCAGATATTATTATTAATCCTCATTGTATCCCATCAAGAATGACTATTGCGCAATTCATGGAAACTCTTCTTGGTAAAGTATCTTGCGAGCTAGGATGTTTGGGTGACGGCAGCCCATTCAATGATGTAACAATTGATGGACTTGCTTCTATTATGCGAGATAAACTTGGGATGGAACCTTATGGTAATGAAATCCTCTATAACGGTTTTACTGGGCGTATGATGGAAACAAGTATCTTTACTGGACCAGTATACTATCAGCGTTTGCGCCATTGCTCAGCAGATAAGATTCATTCTCGTTCATCAGGTCCTCTTGTAATGCTTACACGTCAACCAGCAGAAGGTCGCGCTCGCGAAGGAGGTCTCCGTTTTGGTGAGATGGAGCGTGATTGCGTAATCGCACATGGCGTTAGTGAGTTTACTAAAGAACGATTTATGGAATGTAGTGATCTATTTCGTTGCCACACATGTCGTGACTGTGGATTGATTGCGTTAAGTAATCCTAAAGAAGGAATCTGGTGCTGTCGTGGCTGTGGAAATACTACAAATTTCAGTGCGATTGAAATCCCTTACGCTTATAAGTTACTACTTCAAGAATTAGAGACTATGAATATTACAAGTCGTATTATTACAAAAACTAAGTTACTCAAGTTCGAGAAAGATAAAATTTAGCTTTCATCAACATAATATTTCTGTAATCTCCTACGTTTATATGTTCTTCTAGATTTACGTCTTTTTCTACTAACAGAACCCCCCTTAGAATTTTGTAAACTATTAGCAAATTTTCTTATCTTATCATTTATCATATGTAAATTTTCTTTAAAATCATTTATATTATCTGAACCAACAGAATACTCTAAATATTTCTTTTTTGTATCTTCTAGATTATTTACTCTAATATAGTTTTTAATATGAAAAAGTTTAAAAAATTTTTCTTGTTCTCTCTCTGGCATTGAATTAAAGATTGTTTGAAAAACACCATATATCTCATCTAACTTACTATCTGGTATATTAGTTTCATATCTAGGAACATGTACATAGGTTAATTCGGGTGTTGTATAAAAATCATTATGAATTAAATCATCCATAAACAAAATATTTTTATCTTTTAAATTTGGTAAAATAAATTTGATAGTATTTACCATTTTTGCTCTACTACCAGTTCTTTGACCATCATACTTATCTCTTAACCTATTGTTTCTATCCAAATATTTTATAAAAAGATTTTTTACATTAAAAAGTTTTTCAATTGCTCTTCCAGCATATTCTAATGAGTATAAATTGGCATTATTTGAATATATTATAAAACCTTCTAGATTATCTTTTTTAAATTCTTGAATAAGAGGATTTAGAATCTCTTTAATATGAGGGCGTAAAACCTCTTCATCTAAATCTTTTAAATGAATCTCTTTTTCAAAAGTATTTCGTAACTTTTCCATAAAGTCAAACATATCGTCATCATAGTTCTTTATAATTGAATTATAGTATCTCTCATCAGTACTATTCATATTATATAAATTTGGTAATACTTTGGGCTCAAAGAGTAATCCAAAAAAATCTATTGCTCTAAAATCACCCAAAGTGTTGTCTAAATCAAAAACACACACACCTTTATTCATCCAAACTATATAAAATTGATTTTTATTTTTTGACAAATTTCGCTTATTAGAAGTTTGATTTATCAAAATGACATTTAGCATGAAAGTGTCAAAGCGTAATGGTTCATCTGAACCTATCTCATTTGATAAGATTTTAGGAAGGATTCGTAAAGCATCAAAAGGTCTTCATGTAAACCCCGATTCACTTACGCAGCAAGTTCTTGCTCGTATCTATGATGGTGTAAAAACAAGTGAAATTGATGAGCTTACAGGTCAACTAGCCGCTTCTCTTTCTACAACCCATCCAGATTATGGAACTCTCGCAAGTCGTATCGCAGTAAGTAATCATCAGAAAAATACAGATTCATCCTTTACAAATGTCATGTTAGCACTTAATAATCAAGTAAACCATAAAACTGGAGAAGTAATTTCATACGTAAATAATGAGATAGCAGAACTTGTAAAAACACACGGTAAAGATATCGATGCTAAGATTGATTACGACCGAGATTATCTCTTTGATTATTTTGGATTTAAAACTCTTGAAAAATCATACCCACTACGTGACTCTAATCGTAAGATTTTGGAACGCCCACAACATCTTTGGATGCGCGTAAGTCTTGCCATTTGGCCACACGATCTTAAAAGAGCATTTGAAACATATGACTATATGAGTCATAAATATTTTACTCAC